CGAGCGGCTGCGGCAGGATCCGAAGGCCTATCCCCGGACGCCACACGAAGAGCAGGGCGCCGAGCTTGCCACGGCTGTCCTGCGCTATGTGCTGGATGACTCGGAATGGAAGGCAAAAAGCCCGGAAGTCGCACGGGATGGCGCTGTTGACGGCATTGGCGGGATTGAACTGGAGATCATCCAGGGCGACCAAGGCGACAACGACGTTGATTTCGAGATCGTCGAGCCGGATTCGTTCTTCTATGACCCACGGTCCTATCGCGGCGACTTCTCCGATGCTCGGTATATGGGCGTTGGCAAATGGATGGACCTCGACGCCGCGATTGATCTGTTCCCGGATCATGAGGACGAGCTTCGCGCGGTCGGGACGTATTCGAGCGAGTTGAGTTCAAACCCTGATCGCGAAAAGCGCTGGTTTACGGAGGTCGGCTCCAAGCGCCTCGTTCGCCTGATCGAGATTTGGTATCAGCACCGTGGCGGCTGGTGCTATGCGATTTTCACGGGCTATTCCATCCTGATGGAAGGCAAGAGCTACTTCGCGGACATCTCCGGCAAGACCTACTGCAAATACATCATGTTCAGCGCGAACGTGGACCACGACGGAGACCGCTACGGCTTCGTCAGGAACATGAAGGACGCGCAGGACGAGTACAATAGTCGGCGCTCCAAGGCGCTCCACATCGCCAATTCCCGGCGTCTGATCATGACGCAGGGCGCGGTTGAGAACATCGAGATCGTTCGGCGCGAGTGGGCCAGGCCTGACGGCGTGGTGGTGGTAAATTCGTCTGACGTCAACGCGGGCATCAAGGCCGAAGATCAGTCCGTCGACTTCGCCGGGCAGCTCAAGCTGATGGAAAATGCCGTCGCTGAGCTGGAGAATTACGGCCCGAACCAGGCGCTGATCGGCGATCAGAACAATCAGTCGGGCAGGGCGATTGCGCTCCTCCAGCAGGCCGGCATGGCCGAGCTTGGGCCCTACATCATCGGCTATCGCAGTTGGAAGCTTCGCGTCTATCGCGCGATCTTCAACGCGGTGCAGAAGTTCTGGTCGGGTGAGCGGTATATCCGTGTGACCGACGACCAGCAGGTTATGCAGTTCGTGGCGGTCAATCAGAAAGCCATGGATCAGTTTGGGCGCCCCGTCGTCATGAACCCGTTGGGTGCACTCGACGTCGATATCATCCTGGACGAAGGCCCGGATTACGTCAACGCGCAGGCTGACCTGTATGACGCGCTGTCTAAGATGATGCCACAGATTTCGGCTGGTCTCACGCCGCCGGAAACGCGGGCTCTCGTCGGGATCCTGATCGATAGTTCGCCGATCGATTCCAGTGCCAAGAAAGCCTATCGCGACGCAGCGGCACAGGCCAGCCAGCCCAATCCGCTGGCTCAGCGCGCTCAGGTCGCCGAGGTGGCAGGCAAAGAGGCCGACGTCGGCAAAACGAAGTCAGAGACCATCAAGAACTTGGCCGAGGCGAACGCTGCCGGCGTTCCTGATGTGCCTGAGCAGTCCGATCAAGGCGACGGCATCGATCCGCGCCTGAAGAACATGGAAGTTATGGCGAACGTTCAAGACAAGTTTGCGTCCGCTCGCCACAAGAACGCCCAGGCCGAGAAGGCCTCAATGGACACACTCTTGGCTCCCCATCAGGCAGCGCACGACGCACGGATGGACGAAGCCAACTTTGAGCAATCAGCACGGGACAAGGCCGAGGATCGCCGTTTGGCGGCTCGCGCCACCGCATAGTTCGCCCGAGCCAAGCGTTAGAGGCTCAAGACTATCCGCACGCTGGTGGCGTCACACCAGTATCGAAGGCGACCGCGTTACGGCGCAACAGGTGACACATGGACGAACTCTCTAACGAGGAACTTTTTCAGTCTGCACTGAGCGATGAGCAGCCCGCAGCAACGGAAACGGCAGCGCCGGAACCGGAAGCTGAAGGCGGGCGCGCCCGAGACGAACAAGGCCGCTTCGCAAAGGAAGAGGCCAAGCCAGAACCGAAAGCCGAGGCAGAAAAGCCTGAGGCCAAGGAGATGGAATCGGTCGGGATGCGTCAGCTCCGGGAAGCGTTTGAGCGGTCTGAGCGCCGCAGCGCTGATCTTGAGCGTCAATTGCAATCGTTCAGGCCCAAGCCTGAGCCCGCACCAAAGCCAGACCTGTTCGAGAAGCCGGACGAGTTCGTTCGGAGCAACGTCCAAGAACAGCTTTCTCCTCTCGAGCAGCGGTTCTCGAACTTCATTGAGACGGTATCCCGTCGCGATGCAGTTCGCGAGCACGGTCAGGAGCGCATCAGTCAGGCCTATAGTGCATTGGATCAAGCGGCCAAGTCTGGCGATGCCCAGGCGTTGGCGGTCGTGCAGTCGGTCAAGCAGTCGATGGACCCTTATGGGGATATCGCGCGCTGGTATGCCGATCGCGAGGCCACGCTGAACCCGCAAGCCTACTTCCAGCGGTCGCTGGATGAAGCGCTGAAGGACGAAAAGTTCAAGACTGAGCTTCTAGCGAAGCTTCAGCCTGCCGCAGAGACGAAGCCAGCCGCACCTGTATTCCGGGTGCCCCCATCCCTGAATCGCGCCACGACTGCGGCGCCGGCTCTAGACGATGGCGGGGACTTTTCAAACGAAAGTCTCTTCGCAAACGCTTTGCGCTGAAATCTCGCCAATAGACGCTACGTCACCCGCCTTTCGAGGCGGGTTTTTTATTGGGCGAGTGAGAGCGCGGAAAGGTCAAAATGGCTCTCTCTACCACCCAGGCCAACAACAAGCTGGTCAAGTACACGCAGGAAATCAATCGAGAGTACGTGCGTGAAAACATGTTCTCCCCCTACATGGGCGAGAGCATGAATTCCATCATTCGCCTGCGGATGGAATTGAAGAACGGCGGCGAACAGATGAACATCCCGGTCGTCGGTCGCCTGACCGCTGCGGCAAAGGGTTCGGGTACGCTGGTCGGCTCGGAAGAGCAGATCGATCAGTACGGCATGCGCGTCTGGCTCGATTGGGCCCGCAACGCGGTTGTCACCAACAAGACGGAAAAGCAGCGTGACTCGGCCGACATCTTCGGCCAGGCCAAGCCGCTGCTGTCCGATTGGGGAAAGGAGCTTCAGCGTGACGAGATCATCTCGGCACTGATGGCGCTTCCGTCTGAATCGGCACCCGCCGGCCTCGGCTCCGACGCCGGACAGCGCGTCAACGGTCTGCTCTTTCAGGATGCGACGACCTCCCAGAAGAACACCTGGAACTCGGACAACTCCGATCGCGTGCTCTACGGCAACGCGACCTCGAACTACAACGCGACCTTCGCGACGGCGCTCGCCAACTGCGACACCACCAACGACACCTTCACGGCGAACAACCTTTCGCTGCTGAAGCGTATCGCGATGAACGCAGTTCCGAAGATCCGTCCGTTCAAGACCAAGGACGGCTACGAGTACTTCGTCGCGTTCTGCGGCACGAACCCGTTCCGCGACCTGAAGTCGGACCTGAAGGTCATCAACTACTCCGCTCGCGCCCGTGAAGGTCGCGGGATGGATAACAACCCGCTCTTCCAGGACGGCGATCAGCTCTATGACGGCGTGATCGTCCGCGAAGTTCCGGAAATCTCGAACTTCGTGACCAACGTGTGGACGCAGCTCAAGACGGCCGGCACTGCTTCGGCCCGTGTCGAGCCTGTGTTCCTCTGCGGTCAGCAGGCCGCGGCGATGGCCTGGGGCCAGATGGCTCGTCCCACCTTCCGCAAGGAAGATGATTACGGGTTCATCACCGGCACCGGCATTGAGATGGCCTATGGCGTCTCGAAGATCTTCACCAAGCCCAACGCTCTGACGACCGGCACCAAGTTGGTGCAGCGCGCCGTTGCGACCGGCTTCTTCGCCTCTGCGGCCGACTAATAGGAGAACAGCACAATGGCTGGTCAGACTTCTCTCAACAACAATAGCCGCATCTCTGATGCCGGTCCCGGCCCGTATACCACGGGCGGTCGTGTCTCAACTCTGACGGCGAACACCACGCTCGACGCTCAGAGTGACGAGAAGACCATTCTGCTCAATGCGCTCGCCGGTCTCACGGTGACGCTGCCGGCGGCAACGGGTTCCGGCATCCGCTACCGCTTCATGGTGTCGGTGCTCGCGACCTCGAACAGCTACGTGATCCAGGTCGCGAACGCGAACGACTTCATGGTCGGCATGATCTACGGCGAACGTGGCGATTCCGGCAACGCGACGCTCGGCTTTGCTGCGGCCAACTCCGGCACGGTCTCGACCAACTCGGACACCATCACGCTGAACCGCACCACGACTGGTTCGGTGAG